ATGTCTATGATCTATTTATCCTGTTTCTCTCTCTGGATTTCAGCACGGATTTCTGCTTTTCTTGCCATTGCCTTTGCTTTCGCTTGCTTTTTGGCAATTAAGTTTTGAGTTTCAACATTTCCCTGATGAACTTTTCTTTCAGGTGTTTGTTTGGGTGCAGGTTCATTACCAGATTTAAACTTATCGACAGTAGCCCTCTGCTTTGCTTTTAACGCAGCAACCTTATCCACATTTTCAGCGAACTCTTGATAACTTTTCATATCTTTTTGACTATTTATTCAGTTTCTTTCTCTTTTTTTCTTTTTCTTGTTTTTCTTGATCTTTTAGGTTTCGTTATTATCTCAGAATAAACAAGCATGTCTTCATCCATGAACTCTTGGCACACCTCTAGGACATCCATAAATTCTTGGACTGACTCGCATTGCACCAGTTGTATATATCCCTCGTCACTTACTATTTTAAAAGACCTTGAGCAAATGTCTACTATTGTCTTTACTACTGATGCATCGTTCATGAAAGACCTCGATTTTTTATTATACTAGCATATATAGGGTTTTTTGTCAACTGTGGAACATAATTGTGGCGATCAAGACGATTCTTCTGCCTTTCTTTGGTAGTTGAATATAATGATTACCTGAGAATAAAATTGCTTGATCCTCCTCTGGTTTATGTTCTTTACCCTCTATGAAAGTGCTACCACCACTACCAGTCAAGTACAGTAAAAAATTTAGATGAGGTATATCATGATCAATATGAGGTGATGAAAATTCTGCAGTGTCACTTGGGAGAGTGCAGTTTGCGTTCATTCTTAAAAGAAAATATTTTGATGAATCATAATTATTCTCCGTTAATATTTCTTGCATTGTGGAGAATGCTAACTGAAAATTTTCAGATGCGGGTTGAGAATATCCACTTACTTCTGGTCTTGTGTAGAGAGTATGACCGAAGTAAAAAACATTATCCTCTGTGTTAAACTCCTCTCTTGCTACATTATTGTTAAAATACCACGGAAAATAGTTACCCGTAAACTTTTCTTTTAATTTGATGTAATTGTCACTTTGTGAATTATGTAAAATTTTAATCATATTAGAGTTTCATAATAAACATAAGGGCATAGTATGGTGGTCTGTTTTCGTGTGCCTGTCCACCACCTTCATTATTCATAGTAAAAGTAGTTGCAGGATAAGATCCAGCACCACCAAAACCTATTGATGTTTGACCACTAGATGGGAATAAATTTGTATTATCAACTGAAGTTGTGTGTTTATGAGATGGCATCTGTGCTGTTGTCAGAGTTACAGAGTTAGCACCACCGGTATTACCAAGACTGTATGAAGAACCAGTGCCAACAATAAATCTGTCTCTGAGATCTGGTGTCCCATTTTGTCCGTCACATATCGCCCAACCAGAAGGTGCTGATGATCCATTATACATCATAATCATACCTTGCACAAATATATTTGTCAGGTTTGCACCACTAATTACAGGTAATGAACCTGTCAACTGTCCAGCAGGTAAACTTGTCAAACTTGCACCTGATCCACTAAATGTTCCAGCAGTCACTGTATTTGAAGATGCATTATAAGTAAACTGATTATCAGATAATAAAGTATTTCCACCAGATTGACCCGGAGCTGCAGAGAATGTAATGGGAAAATCAGAGTTTGTATCACTCTCAGCAATAGTAATCTTTTGTGAATTGCTTGCAGTCAATGATGTTGTATCTTTCCAATCAACTTGTGTTCCTGTGGATACAAGAACTTGATCGGCACTTCCAGACTGTCCATCCTTATCATAAAGTGCACCCTTGATGTGAAGATAATTACTCGTACTATCTAAAATAAGATTACCATCGACTGTTAATCCTGTCAGTGTTCCAACTGATGTGATATTTGTTTGTGATGCAGTTTGAATTGCGCCTGTCAAATCCCCATTTATATTACCAGAAACATTACCAGTTAGATTACCAGTCACGTTTCCTGTCAAAGGGCCAACAAAACTTGAAGAAGTCGTAACACCAGAAACATTAAGTGCATCGAGTTCTGCGTGTCCGTCAATATCTACATCCCCATTTATATCAAGTGTTGTAAATGTTCCAGCAGTCCCAGTAACATTTCCACTTACGTTACCAGTTATGTTACCAACAACGTTTCCAGTTACATTTCCTGCAATATTAACTGTATTGATGGTATTTGTTGATGGATTATAAGTTAATTGAGAATCAGTTTTGACTTGATTGTTACCACTTGATGCATCGACAAATGTAAGGAATCTTGATGAATTAGAATTCGCGTCATCAATGACTGATACTTGTGCTGCAGCACCGGCAGATAAAGAACCTGCGTTTACCCATTCAATATCAGTTCCGTCTGATGACAAAACTTGTCCACTTGAACCAAAATTTCCATCACTATCATATACCTTTCCTTGTAGTTCTACTTCACTAAAAACAGCACGACCCGTATGAGTCGCACCTGTCGTTGTTGCCTGTATTCTAATCGTTCCATTATTATCTTTAAGTGAGGTTGCATCTACACCAGAAAATGTTTTTGCTGTGATGATTCCAACAACATTGATATTTTGCACCTCAAGATCACCAAACGCAAAAATATCATCGAATAATGAATTACCCTCTTGATATAAACCTTGTTGTGTATAATCTGCCATTATCCTGAAGGTAAACTACTGTACCACTTATTTACTGACACATATGCTCTTGCGAAAGCAGCAAAAGTATTACTATATAATATCTTATTATTTAATTTGCATGATGATCTTGCTTTAAAAAGTATTTTACCACCAACTAAATTAATATCTGTTGTCTCACCACCTAGAAAACCTATTCTCACTTTAGGTGCTTGAAGCACTAATTCATCATGAGCACCGATAGTTACCTTTTTTCCTTGAATTGAAATGTCACCATTCATATTTGTTATGATGGTGTTACCATTGTGAACTGTTAGATTATATCCTGCCTCATTATTATCACACTTTGCTCCTGATTCAACTTGTAAAGTTTTATCTGTGCTTACTCGTGCAAGTCCACTTCCCTCATGCAAACTTTGACTATATTTAATTTTATCCGAAGTCGAAGACTCCATGATGTATGCAGCAGGGCCAGCGTTTGATTGCTTTTCTGATCCTGTTTCAAAGAGGAGTTTACCTCCAAATAGTTCAAGTTGTCTACTTTCTTTTTGACTCATAATTAGTATCCGGGGCTCCCACCTGATCCCTCAGACCCGCCACCACTAGGAGGACTAGAAGGAGGAGGAGTGTTACTCTGTCCAGTCGCTTGTTGACTTGATGTATCAGTTGTTGGAGTTGAAGTGTCAACACTTGTGTCAGTTTGACTCGTTGTAGTGGTGTCGGGAACATTTTCTTCTATAGTTGGTGTTGGTGTTGGTGTTGTGACGGGTTCCTCCACATCCTGAATAATTGGTTTATATGACAGGAGAGGAGTTACCTCAACAGCAGAGGATGATGAAGTGCCAATACACTGAACCACCTTAAACACCTTATCAACTTTTCTACCTTGAATGTCTTTGATAGATGTGTCGAGTCTGACTTGACCGTTTTCAACGATTTCCTCAGTGACAGGATCAAGTTGTGTCTTAATTGTTGACATGATTGGTCGAATAATTGCTCCAAAACCAGTTTCTGAGATTATATTCATGTTTGGAAACTTATTATAGGGTATTTGGTTCACAATTTCAATAGCAACAATCCGACCATAATTTGGTGATTCAGGGTTTGAATCTACAACTGGTCGTATATCATCACTTATAGTATCACCTTCCCTATAGTTTGCTCCGGGATCTTCTATGATTATATCATCAATATAAACTTCTGGGAACTTTCCGTCAACTGTTGTTTTTGATGCATCGACAGGATAATTTTCACCGATACTTGTCATTGTAACTGATGTCACTTGACCATAAGTTGGCGATGCTGGATTTTTATCAATGTTTGCTTTTCCGTAAGCACCATATCCTTGATCACATCTGTCTCCAAATGAAACAAGGGGTGGTGAACTATATCCAGATCCGGGATCTGTAATTTCAACTCCAATGATACTTGCAGTCTTCTTTAAACTACCATAGATATCATCTTTATCAAATTTTGTAATGAAGTTCCCAAGTATTACATTTCCCTTTGCACCGCTTCCCCCATTTCCACCAAAAAAGTCTACGTCTGCAGGGCCACAAGCAAATTGATTTCCTGTATAACAATTACCACCTGTGAATGCACTTTCATGAGCACCACCACTATCCACTTTAGATCCAAATATCGACCACTTTCCGTATGCTTGTTCAAATTTTGATAGTCCACCTTCAACTTTATCTAGAAATGAATTAGTTGTAGCAGCAGCATTCATTGCACCATTCATTAATGAATTATGCTCACCTGCTCCTAAATCTTTTTTAAGTAATCCATCTATTGTATATTTGAATGATGATGTTTGCTTTTCAGGCAATTCACATTTAAATAGACCACCAACTTTACTCATAAAGTCAATGCCACCCATAATTTTATCTTTTATTGGAAACTTTGCACCGATTGGAGAGAGAATACTTTGTATGGGAGCAAGTAAGGGTGATATCTTACTAGACATCGTATCAGCGATTTTGTTAGTCAAAGCACCAACAAACTGTTGAGTTGCACAAGTAGGTGCATTCAACATATTTTTTGTCATAGAAGTAAGCATGTCACTTATCACACCAGACATTGCACCTACAACTTTTGATGTCAAACATCCAAGACCATCAAAGAGTTTATTTGTAGGGCCAATCAATGCACTTTGAAATTTTTCCACCGCTTTCAGTGCTAAAGATCTTGGAAGTCGTGCAAGTTGATATTGAGTAAAAATCAGTTGTGCTTGATTCATCATACTAGAATCAATGAATGAAACAAGACCTTGTTGAAGAGAATCTGATATCTTACCTATGAATGTTTTTGAAAAATTCCCGACCATTTTCGTTAGTTTTTGCAACTCAGATGATAAATCTAGATTAAAGTTATCAGTCTTTGATGCAATCTTGAAAAAATTTTTCATCGCTGTGTCCGTTCTCTCAAGAAAACGAGCACTATTCGGATCTGCAGCAATTACTGTAAACCCTGTTGTAGAAGATATGGATGTAACATCTGGAATCGCAATACTTTGGTAATTTGACAACCTCTCCTGAAAATCATCAGAAAACGAATCTGTGAAATTTGAGATTTCGACATCTGAAAATGCACTTACATCTGAAAATGTTTCAGGAAAATCAGTTTTCACTTGTGAAATCTGATCCTGAAGATAAGGCGAATTATCTTTAATTAGACCAGTAAAAAACTCTACCTGATCTGCACTGAGCACAGAGGGTTTTGAGGTTTTTTCTGTAATAACCTCTGTTGTTTCATTTTCCTTTGTATTGAGTTCTGCCATGATACTATATCTCCACCATTATTTATTAGTCAAATTCAAGAAGATTTTTTAGTTCCTCTCTTTCTGCATCTGTCTCAGTAATAATATTACTATCTGAGTAATCACCGCCTTGAGATTGAATGAAATCTTTTTCCTCCGCTACAGCCTCATCAATCTCACTTTGTTCTAAACCTGTTGTATCATATTGTTTTGATCCCTCTGGTTCTGTTCTAGTATTCACCTGCGATTCAGTGCTAGTCTCACCCATCTCTGATAGTTGATTTCGATTCACTCTTCTTCCTCTTCCTGAACCATTTGTGCTATTTTCTTTGACTAATGGTATACTCACCGAATCACATTCATTAGACTCTTGATCCTCGGTCAATCCTCTTTGAAGAAATCTTGTAAATCCTGAAAGAACACCGAACTTTCCTCCTACATTTACTGTGTTCTTTGTTCTACCAAGCACACCCATGATTACAGGGAAATTTTGATCCGGTGCCATAAAAAGTCCGAAGACAATATCATGTTGAGTGATACGAACTGCTCTAGTTCTTCCTCCACCACCACTACCATCTGTGACACCAAGCATAACCATCGCTGTATGACAATCCTTGTCATCTATATTATCACTATTTGAGTATGTGCCGAATATACGAACTTTGTATCTCCATCCCCAACTAAAACCTTGTGCGGTTTGTCTTTGCTTATCAATAGCAACTACCTTACCAATCCAAAACTCGGCACCTTCTGAAAAGAAACTTTCAAACATCTCCTCTTTCATCAGTCTTTGCTCCTTCTTATACCGTAAGAATCACGAACTAAAGTAAGTGATGTAAAAGATCTTAGTGTATCAAAATGATGACAAAGATGTAATATTAAAAAATTACCACTCTGTTGTTCATCAACTGGACTATCTACCTTATCCTCTTTCTGAGATTCAAGTTCTATTTCAATAATATCTCCTGCTCTTAATTCAGTATTGCATGGGATTTGTATTTTGACAACAATAGAGTGAAGTAAATTATATCTCATTTGAGATGATGCTTGCCACTCCCTTGGATCATTGTTAGGATTTTGATTCTGTGTTTCAAATGACCCTATATCGAGTATGTGATGATTTGTCTTTGTGAAACCTTTTACATCCTCTGGTTTGATTGGTAAATCTCCACCTAAAGTTTTTTTGACTCCATCTTTATCAACACTAAACACAACTTCACTATGCTCAAAAGTTTGTGGATTAAAAAATACATTTCGATTTACATAGGTTCCATTTTTTAATGCTTGAGTAATATCTTGATCCTTTTTAACTGTAGGTGCTAATACAATCTTAAAATCGTTATCACTATTCTCAAGATTATCTTTCAACGCTCCAGAGTAAATATATTTTTGTTTTGGATCTTGTGATAACAATGCATCTATTGATTTAAAATTAAATCCATCTTGTGTCTGATAGAAAAAATATCCAGCATCACCCTTGACAGGAACTGATCTTCTACACAAATCAAGAATAATATTCAAAGCACCTCTTCCCTTTCCAGTAATTCCATATGAATTTTTTGTTGTCTCCACGTTTATCTTATCTTGACTTATTTGAAGTTTTTGTTGAAGTATTTTCTTCACTGTATCACTTATCTTACCAACAAATCGGTCGAAGATAGGTATTTCAGAATTTTTAATTTCTTTTTCATTTACTAAATTCAATAAAACTGTTTGACGATTTGATTCTTGATGCATTATAGGTGAACTTGTTACCTTAAATGGATCCTTTGTAAAATCAAGTGTACCAAACTTAGTTTTTATTTTTACCTGTAAATCCTCTAATGCTGTGATTGGTAAACCATCCTTTATACTTGTTAAATTATCTTTATCATCAGGAGTAGATCCACCTGCATCAAGAAACATCATATTTGCAGTAATGACAGGAGAGTATAAACTTTCATAGTAATTAAAATTGATAGTCTTTGCCTTTAATACTGACTCCTTACCATTCTTACTTATCGTAAGAACTTCATATATTGATGGTGATGACGCTTTCTGTGACATTATACTTTAATTGGAGTCGCGACTGGAACTTGTACGACTTGTCTTTGATAAACTATCGTTGTGCTACCTGACCCATTCATGCTAGTGAGTCCATCTGTACTATTTAACGCAGTTATTCCATTCTTATTACTATCACTGGGTTCTACAAGTTTTTTTTGTGTCTGATTATATTGTTTCATTTTAATGACATATTCCTTATAAGCATTTCTAAAATTTCTTCTTCCTTGTTTTGTTCTAGGAAAATTCTCTTTTATAGGCATTTGGGGTGGTACAATAATATTTGTGACATTTGATATTTCTGTTGATACTACACCATCACCAGTAGCGTTTTTCAACATATTTCTCGCTTCATTCTGTATTTTAAGCGATTCATCCATATCAGTTACAACTACTTCCTTCCCATCAACCATCTTGACTACTTCAGTAGCAGGAGTTGGCCCAATATTTTCTACTGTTAAAACTTCATTAGATTCAACATCAGTAGAGTCATCAGTATCATCTGTATCTTCATCCTTTTCTTCTTTTTTTTGTTCTCGATCTTTTAACAATCCCTTCTCTTCACCACCTAAAGCATCACTATTCGCTGCTAAACCCTTATTTTCATTTTCAATATCTTCACTTTGCTTATCCAACTCACCCGCTTGACTATCAATGTTTTTACCCATCAAGTTAGCTTCCTCTATATTTGAGTTCACTTTTTCTTTTTCAGAATCATAAGACCCTTGATCTTTGAATAACTTTCCAATAATATTAAATACAGGTTTTAAACCTTCTACTAATTTTTCAAAAAATGGTTTTACCTTCTCAATTATATTTTTTACAGCATCAATTATATCTGGTAGTGCCTTCACAACAATACCACCGACTATTGCACCAACAAAAGTGAAAATTCGATTCATCAATCCCATTGATGACTTGATCGGAGATTTTAAATCAGGTTTCTTTTTCTTGGGGTCTATGGGTTTCTCAAGTCCTTTTTCTTCTTGTTTTTGTTTCTTTTCCTCTGCTAACTTATCTAAAAAATCCTGACGTTCTTTCTGTTTATCGTCAACAGCCTTCTTACCGTCCAATAATACACTTTTGATATTAGTGACGTTTAATTTTACTTTTTTTAACTCTGCTGTTGATGACATTAACTAATCTTTAAAATTTCTGGAGTTAGTACCATATAAGTATTGAAAGGATTTATTGATGGAATATTTTGTTCCTCGTTTGCAGGTGGTGCACCTACGTTTACCTCTGGTGCAGGAGTCGTTATTGGAGGCAAATCCATAGTAATTACATTTGTTCCACCACTTTCACCTAGTGTTTTGAGCGTTTCCTGTGTTCGATGTGCGGGAATGACATTCACAGCAGTTTTAAAATCAACAATCTCAGGGCCATCTTCACCAACCATTGTTAGTCCAGAAGCATCTCCACCTATTTTCCTGTAATTCAATTTTTTTTCAAAATCTGCTTCAATCTCATCATGCCTTTCTTTTACTAGTCGATTTGTCTCTTTATGGAAAGCATCAAATAATTCACCTCTTTCCTTTCCTCTTGGCATTGCCTTGAGTTCTGCATGTTCTTCAGATTCCTTCCTTTCTTTTTTTATTCTCTTTCTCTCTGCTTTTTTCTCATTGTTTCTTTCTTTGGTAAGATCTTTAATTTCTTGATCTCTCGCTTTAAATTGATCAACAATTGCCTGTTCATCTGGTGTAAGTTCTTTATACTTTAATTTTACCATTTCACCATCACGCTCCACACGATATCTCTCACCAAAAATACCACTAATATGTGCCTTCTCAACACCTTGTTCCTTCATTAGTTCTCTGTTTTCTTTTCTTGCATCAGACACTTTTGAGTCTCCAAGCATATCACCACGCAACCATTTGAACACATCAGTAGCACCCTTTATCGCCAGTACAATACCACCTATAATCAACGCAATTTTAGCAACGATAACAGCAGCAGATGCTATAACACCAATCACTGTTCCAATTGCGGATGCAACAGCAACAATCGGGGCAACAATACCAATCAAAGCGATTGCACCTAGTCCACCAAGAATCCATTTAAAATGTTTTCCGATAAAATCAAAAACTCCAGTCAACTTTTCAAAAATTTCTGGTCGTGCTAAGAATTTAAATGCAGCACTTCCAACAATTCCTAATCCTATCGCTGTTATTGCATCCATCAATCTACCAAACACACCTTTCACAGGTGCTAAAACACCCTGTGAAATCTTACCAATCATACTACCTGTCTTCTTACCAGTTGATTCGAGTCCTTTTTCTTTTTTATCTTGTTCCTCTTGTGCAGCATCATCTCTAAGTTGTTGATTTTCTTTATCTGCTGCACCCGCTCTTGATTCATAATCTGCCTTAATAAACTGGGCAATACCTGACAATACACCGTTTATTTGTGCTATTTCTGCATTTTCTCTCTGATGATTAGTTCTATGTGTTTGTTGTATATTTTTAATTATCGTTATTTTTTCAGCATTAACCTTTACCTGCTCCTCCAACTTCATCAAACCAGTCTCTGGTGGAGCAGTTAATTTTGATGGTGATATTTTTGCTTTGTTCTTTTCTTTCTCTTTTTTTAACTTTGCTTGAACTTTTTTTAATTCTCTTAAGTTTATATCTGCCTGTACTTCTGCGAGTGTCTGAAACTTTTTTGGTCTTCCTCTTCTTTTCTTTACTTTACCACCCTCTGCACCTAGTTTATCTTGTACTTTATCATTCGCCATTTCAGAAAGTTTACTTACTTTCATCTTTGCCTTGCTTTTTACCTTTTTCGCACCAGCTTTTATCGCGCTCTTAGCAACTTTTTTTCCTACAGTAGCAGCGATTACGGGTAATGCCATTATGATTTACGTTGTTGTGCTTTTAAGTTTTCTTCTTCAATATATTGTTTCAAGAGAGTCACATAGACATCTCGTTCCCAAGGCATCATATTTTCTATCTCCGTCAAAGAGTATTTATGATGCTGCATCAAGGCAAAGTTTACTTTATAGTATGACTCCAGACTCATGTGGGCCATACCTAGCTGAAAAAACTTGCCAGACCCTCCAATACGACTTCAGATTCAACACCAGTTTGGGGATTCGTTACCTTAAGTGTGTGACTTAATTTAGGCATGGTTCTAAAAAACTCTTCAACCTCTTGGAATTGTTTAGTATTGAGCTGATCGATAAACTCATCAAGTTCCTCTTTTGTGCTTTCAGATGCATCCCAACTCTCCTCTTCATCATAAATTATATCAATACATGATGATAACATAGACATCGCTGCCGATACTGACTCATTTGGTTCTGCCATTTCAAAATCAAAATTGTTTTCAATAAACTGATCTAATGATGGATATTTCAATTTCATTGAATACTTTTCGTCAAGTTTTACAATTAACTTGTGATCCTTACTCTTAACAACTTTGATGTCATCTATATTAATAGATGTTTCAACTTTAGTTTTACCATCGTCAGGGCATGTAATATTGACCTCAACAGATTCACCAACTGACTTTGATCTAACATTCAAGAAAAGATACTCAATGTCAAATGTAGGTAACTTAGTTACATCAACATTTTTTGTGATAAGACAATCACCAATAATTTGTATAATCGCATCAGTAATTTGTTTCTGATCCTCAGACTCCAAAGCAAGAACAAGTATTTTTTCTTCACGAACTAAGAAAGGGCGGTATCTAACTTTTTTTCTATTTGAAGGAAGAGTTAACTCATAAGTTGGAGTATTAATCTTGGGTAATGGCATAATATTTCATTCAGTGTTTTATTTATATCACATTATAAACATTTTTTAGTATTTTGTCAATACATTAGTGAGATAAGTTTCAGAGTATTCAGCTGAATTAGTCTTCTCAGATTTTTTAGGTTCTTTTCTAAATGAATTAAAAATATCAAACCCTGTTGAAAGAATACTACGTTGTCTTCTCTTGCGATTAACCACATATCTATCATAGTTAAAACTGACAGATACTTTTAATATATCTGCACTACCATAAGTTACTGGAATCGGTGTGATTGACTTTGGAAACGCGTTTATGAACTGATATGATAATGCACGGTCAAGATTTTTTTCAAACTTTGATATGTAGATTGAGGATACTTTATATGAATCTGGATATCTCATTCTACGATAATATGGTTTTTGCAAATCACCAACTTCACTTTCAGCACCACTAGTAATATAATCCATCCATCCCTCAAATATTCTTAATAATGTATAGTCCTGATCAACATAGAAAGAAAAATCAATATCTGTGTATAATCTTGAATGTGCAAACTCTTGAGGAACACCCATGAAATTATCTTTAACTTCAGCAGTCGCTAGGGCAGTTGCAGGTAACGATGCATCAAAACATAAAATACCCATTTCACGAGATATAAAATCATCTGCGTTGAGTATTCCTACGTTGTTTCGGAGATAGTTTTGAACGCTTGAATTAAATCCAGCGAAATGAACTTGATATTGATTATTTAACGATAACTTACCAAATTTGACTTTGGCATCAGTCATGGTTATTTTTGATACTAATGACACACTAAATACCTTTATGACTTTGTTTTTATATATTTATGTCATATAAAGGGAGATACCAACCATCATACCCGCGAAAGTACAAAGGAAACCCATCAAACATCATTTATCGATCACTTTGGGAACGAAAGTTCATGGTTTACTGCGATTTGAATGAAAATATTCTTGAATGGGGAAGTGAAGAGATTGCGATACCGTATCGCTCTCCGATTGATAATCGTGTTCATAGATATTTTCCAGACTTCTATGTCAAACTCAAAGAGGCAACTGGAAAGATCAAAAAATATATTATTGAAGTCAAACCCAAAAAACAACTCAAACCTCCAAAGAAACCTAAAAGACAGACAAAGAGTTATCTTTACGAAACTTATGAGTATGCTCGTAATCAAGCAAAATGGAAAGCAGCAAGTGAATACTGTAAAGATCGTTTGTATGAATTTAAAGTAATGACGGAGGATGAACTCGGAGTCAAATGAATCGTATAAGTCCAGTATTAGACCGACTCATAGGTATCGAAGATCCTAGTGAATTAGTTACCGAACTTGAGGAAGTTATCAGTGATAGTGTGTCTGCTCCAGAGGCAGGTCAATTTTTTGTGTTCTCATATGTCCCAAAAAAAGCAGATACAATTTTTGATGTCAATCCACTTGTTGCTGTAACTGAAGTATACTCATGGGGGTTTCGTGGGGTCAATTTTCATCATGGTCAATATCGCACTTATTCATTTTCAAATCTGGTTGGTCAGACATATCGTGTCTATCCTGAAGAGATAAAAGACCTCCAAGCATTACCTTTTGGTAAAATACGTCTAAATAGTTAAAAAAGATATGTCAGCAGTAGAGTTTACAAAAGAGCAAGAAAAAAGGTTAAGAGAGGTCAATCCCCTTGCTGAAGAAATTATAGCGAGTAATAAGGCGGCTGTACAAAATGCTAAAAATCGTGCTAGAAGTAAATTAACAGGCAAAATTAGAAATGGAATTATTAGAAGTGGTCAATTTAGATATCCACTTGAAGCACTGACTGAGACAACCGACTACTTACAGTTTACGATTGTTGAATACCAACCTACGAAAGTAGCAAGTGGTGGTAGTTTAGTTGGTCAACCCGGATCTCGTCGTATTGGCCCTGCCGGAACGAAAGATAAGGCAAAGAAAATATTAGGAAGTATCATCATGCAAATGCCAGCGAATATTCAAGATGGAAATGCTGTAGATTACGGTGAAAGTAAAATGAACACACTGATGGGTGCTGCTGCTGGATTGATCGGATCTACTATTGAAGGTGGTGGTGAAGCACTATCAGCAATGCTTAAGGGAGATGATGCAGGATATGAAAAAGCAACAAAAGATATGACAAAAGAGATGAAGAATACAGTTGGAACTGACTCTTCAATCATGGATGCTGCTTCACAATTCGTAAGTGCAAAAGCGACATCTGCTGCCATAGGTGCACTGGGAGGAAACGTATCTGCTGCTGATATCTTGGCAAGGCAAACAGGTCAAATATTTAATCCTAATATGGAATTACTTTTTAATGGCCCTACACTAAGAAGTTTTAATTTTTCATTTAAAATGACACCTAGAAGTCCCTCAGAGGCACAAGAGTGTAAGAATATCATAAGATCATTTAAATCAAATATGGCACCCAAGACAAAGAATACAGGGTCACTTGGTGGGTCAGGTATGTTCTTAAAAACACCAAATGTATTTGAACTCAGATACAAAAAAGGGAACGGTGATCACCCATTTTTGCATAAATTCAAACAATGTTTCTTGACAAACGTATCTGTGAACTACACTGGTGAAGGTGTATATGCCACATATGATGATGCATCTCCAATCTCCATGCAAATAGATCTATCATTTAAAGAATTAGAACCAATATATGATGTGGATTACGATGATGCAGGAGGAGTTGGTTTCTAATGTCATATTTCAGAGAATTACCAAATTTAAAATATCCATCATTTTTAAGTGATAAAAATTCTTCACTTGAATACATTGATGTCAAAAACTTTTTCCGTCGTGTTAAACTAAGAGAGGATATTCAAAATACTCTCGTTGTTTTTGACAAGTATGAAATACCTATGGGATTTCGTCCAGACAATGTTGCAGAGGAACTTTATGGATCAGCATCGTTAGATTGGGTTGTTATCACTTGTGCAGGTATAGTCAATATTCGTGATGAATGGCCTTTAGATAGTAATCAAATTTACGATTATTCACTTAACAAATATGGTGAAAATTTGAATGAAGTAAAATATTATCAAACGAAAGAAATTCGTGATGGTGAAGGTCATCTAATTTTACCAAAAGGTAAAAGAGTTAATTCTAATTTTACAGTGAAATACTATGATAATACATTGTCAACTTATGTTACAAAATCAGGAACAAATGTTAGATCAGGTATAAGCAACTACGAACATGAGACAATATTAAATGATAATAAGAGATTTATATCTGTTTTGAAAGAAGAATTTTTACAGGAGTTCTTAAATGATTTCAGAGATATCATGGTCTATGGAAAATCATCTCAATTTGTAGATGACAAAACTGTTAAATTAGAAAATCTCAATATATCCATGCCATAAAAAAAGGGAGGTTGCCCTCCCAGTGTTTTAGTCTTCAGCAAGTTTTTGGAAATACGACAGTGTATCATCGTCTTCAATTTCACTTGAGGATGATGTCACAGAAGCAACTGTTTCTCTAGTTGCTGCTACAGGAGTTTCAAACTCTTCATCTTCAACCTCTACATCTTGAGCAACTGGTCTTG